GTCCTCTTTTAGCAAAAGGACATCCGGGGGCGCCGTGAGGCAACCCCAGTCGCGAAAGCGGCTGCCGACCACAACTCAGGACCCTTTACGGGCCTTAGTTGGGTTCTTGGCAACCACCCGCGAGGGTGGTGATCTGATCTCTGGCGGACATCGTCCGCTCCGGTCCGGAGAGTTGGACCGATTGACCTCGGCGTCCCGGGCAGTTTTAGCTGCCTGGTCCGCTTCGGCCCGTCGGGTCATCTCTCCGAGACGCCTCTTCAATTGTCGAGGGTTGGGCCCCTTGGACCGCTCAGTACGTGGAGTCTTGCTTAAACTCCTCCGTATTGCGCGGTCCTCGGGGACCGAGGCGGCGCTTACCCTTTTGGGGAAAGCGTCATCTCGGGCCCGGCAGCTTTGGCTGTCGGGTGAACCGTGTAAGACGTTTATGGGAGTGTCTACGGCTCCGCTCGTCCGGTACTCGAAGTGGGACTCTTGTTCCCCCTTCCCGTACCCGGGCGAGTGTGGCCGTGTCAGCTCCCAGTTGTCGATGATCAAGCGAGCCCTCCCGTACCCGTCCGCTAGGACGGTTAAGGAGAGTCTCGCCACTCACCGGCAACACCTTCTTTCACGGTTCCCAACCTCGGACAACCTCCTTCACTCGGCGACCTGCTTCGCGAAGCGGTGGGCCCTCCGGTTCTTACCGGAGAATCCGCGCCCGCTGGGCACGTCTAAGAGTGACTCGGCCTGTTTCGGGTTCACCCGAGCCGCCGGTGGCATGGCCACGGCGGTCCGGGAGTACCTCGCTTCGGACGAGTTCTGCGCACCGGACGCACCTCCTGGGGTTTTACCCCAGGAGTGGTCCTTGTTGTGCGCCGAAAGGAGGCTCCTCTCCATTCCTCCTGGGGACCTCTCGACGGACGTAGTTGTCGTCCGCGAGCCCGGACTCAAGGCCAGGGTTGTGACTAAGTCACAACCTTGGCTGTTGATCCAGGGCCACGCGGCGCGTCTGCGCCTGTTGAAAGGCCTCAAGAGGGACCCGTGGGTCGCTCCTGTTCTCCGAGGAGACGGGAAACACCTGGACCGGTTTACCGGTTCGGAGGTTCTCGTTTCTTCGGATCTCAAGAACGCCACGGACCTCATCCCCCTCGACCTGATCGGGGCCCTCGTTGAGGGCCTTTGCAGTTCGGGGAGGATGTTGGAAGAGGAGATGTCCGGCCTTCGCGCGTGTTCCGGACCGCAAAGAGTGCGGTGGCCCGTCGGGATTCGTCCCGACGGCGTTGAGTTCGAGCTTACGTCGCGGGGAATCCTTATGGGACTCCCCCCGACCTGGGCTCTCCTCAACATCTACCACGCTTTTGCGGTCACGGAGGCTGCCATCCGGTCCCTTCCACGGGGACCGGGGGCAGCCCCCTTAAGTGTCCGCCTTTGCGGGGACGACGCCCTACTTGCCTGCAGTCGCGAGACTGCGGACAGGTACGACGAGATCCTCGCTTGGACGGGCGCTCGGCTTTCGCCGGGCAAACACTTTAGGGACTCGCGCTCTCGGCACGACCATCAAAGAGGCGTGTTCTTGGAAGATTTGGTGACGGTGGTAGCCGAATGGGCAGGTGGGGACACGCGAGTGACCCCTACCTTGACCTTGGCTAGCCTCGTCTTCCCGACCGAGGGTCTCCATGTGGGTGCGACGCAAGTCGTCCCACCGGGGACCCTCGTGCGGTCCGCGGGCCGAGTCGTCGAGGCTCTGGTAACAGAGTCTCGTCGGCTCGAGCCGTGGACCGCATCGTACGACCAGGTGGAGAAGCTTTACGCGGTTCAGATGACCCTTTGGGGTCACCTGCTGCGGGCTTGTCCCGGTGGTTTCGCCGTCCTCCCCACAGTGTGGGGGGGATTGGGGTTCATCACCTCTCGCGGGCACCACCAGAAAGTGGGCCGTGTCGCCTCTCGGTTTGTCCGGAAGGCGATGGCGGTCCAGCTGACTGGTGGTCGCGAGACCTGGTCGATGTTTGTTCGGGATGTTTCCTGCTCCGCGGTCGCAGAGGACGTTGCGGGCCTGTTGGCCCGCGTCCCCTTCGCACGCGGTTTCAGGAAACCCAAAGGTGTTTGGGGCAAAGGTGCCCCCTGGTACGACTGCGGCCCGATCGACGAATTCTTCGCCGACCAGTCCGTTCTCTCAGCCCAGCTGCTCTCCTTCTCCATGCCACTTTCGTGGTTGGGGGTGGAGGAGCAGTCGCTGGGAGCTTTTCGTACTAGGGTACTTCGGCTTCGCCAGCGCCTTATAAAGGCGTGGCCCTCGGTCCGACCGATCCGCAAGGATCGGCTGGTCCGGGACCTGGTGAAGCCCCTTTTCCCTCACATCTTTCTTCCGGGAACACCGGACCCCCGCTTCCCTGGCACCTTTGGGGTGCCATGGATAGCAGGAGACAGAGATCAGAATAGGATGCGAGCCATTGCCAGGCTCGCACTGAGCTCACGAGAGTGAGCTCCGCTCAGG